TTAGGCTTACCTAATGATGAAGATACAATTGATTACGCAAACCCAATTGTAGATATAAACGGATTTAATTGGTTAGTGGTTAATACTGATGTAGCAAGTTTATTTACTGAAGCAGAGATTTTGGCAATGGTGCAATACGATGATTTAATTTTACCAACAAATAATTTATAATGGCGTTACCAATCTCTTTTTCTGACTTTTTAAAAGACCCTTTCAAGGCAACAATGTTTTTGATTATTATTTCAGTTGGTTATTTGTATGTAGATAATAAGCTAATGTATCAAGACCAAATCACAAAAAGTGATGCAAAGATTGAGTTAATGGATTACAAAATAGACCAGTTAAGCATAGCTTTAAAGAGGTCTGATTCAGCATTGGCAGTTGCTGTAACAAAGTTGGATATTTTAACGCAAATGAAATGAAAACAGTCTTATTTATAGTCACAACATTAGTCATTGCAGTTTCAACTTTAAAAACTGATAACAAACAAAACGCAAATACTGATTCCATTGATTCACTTTTGGCAAAAAGTAAAACCAATTTTATAAAAGCAAATTCAAGTATCAAAGTTGCTGAAAAAGTACAAAAGGAAAGTTTTGAAACCATTAAGACTAAGATTGCAGCACTTGAATTGGAGAACAAAACACTAATCTTAAAAATTGAACATTATGAGGATACTATTGTGCCTATTGATACTGTGGAGCAGTTCAACTTATTCCCAAGTAATTAGGAAAGTTGATGGCGAGAAAGTAGTAGTGTTTACACTTGTTCAAGCTAAAGCGGTAAATGATACATTCGTGTATCAAAAGAAAGAAATTGAAAGGCTAAAAAATATAAAGCCAATTGTACGTATAGATACAGTACAAGTAGTTCAAGTAGTAGAGAAACAAAAAGACCAATTATTTACTATAGAAGGTTTTGTGTTTATAGCAGTTCAAGCATTAATTATGTTACCACTAATATTTATGAAATGAAATTTTTAGAAATTATAAAAGACGAAAAAGGGCAGTTTTCAAGCAAAAGAGTAGCAGGTATTCTATGCACAATTATGTTATGTATTACTATGTATCACAATTCTTTTAGCCCATTAGAATTAGCACCAAGTACAGCATTAGTTGATGCAGTAGCTTTATTAGCATTTGGTGCATTAGGTTTGAGCAGTGTAGAAAAATTTAAAAAGTAAACTAATAACTTAACAAAATTAACTTAAAAGTAAACTTATGAAAATAACGAAAGCAAGTAACAACCTAATTGAACTTATAAAAAAGTTTGAAGGATTTAGTTCAAAGCCATATTTATGCCCAGCGAAAGTAGCAACTATTGGATATGGAAATACATTTTATGCGAATGGAGAAAAAGTTAAATTAACTGATATTTCAATAAGCGAAATACAAGCAGTAGATTTACTAAAAGATACTTTAAAACAATACGAGAGAGCAGTAGATTCTTATTGTAGAGATGACATAAACCAAAACCAATTTGATGCATTGGTAGACTTTGCATATAATTGTGGTAATGGCAATTTAAAAAGCAGTACCTTGCTAAAAAAAGTTAATGCAAATCCAAATGATATAACAATAGGTTTGGAGTTTGCAAAGTGGAATAAAGGTGGTGGAAAAATACTCAATGGATTGGTTAAAAGAAGGGCAGCAGAAAGCGAATTATACTTTAGATAGTGTAGATATAGAACGAGCAAGAATAGTTGCTATAATCGAAGCTAAATACAAGCAGAAAGAAATAGACAAACGCACAGCAATAAGTAATAACAAAACAAACAATGTTATAACAAAAAGAAAATGAATATTGAATTAGCAAAGCAAATACTTATTTCAGAAATCAATCAATATAAACAATATTGGACTTTAAAAGCACAAGTTTTATATAAATTAAAAAATAAACGCAAATGAAATCAATTTATTCAATCCTAATAGCTGTTTTATACTGCTTAATTTGTAGTTGCTATACCAAGCAACAAGCAATAGATAAGTTCTGCTCAAAAGATACAGCGCAAGTAATACTAACGATTCACGATACTATAATAACCGAAACGATACGAACCGATACTGTATTCAATGATACAGTTGATTCGGTTTACATCACAAAAGATAAATTAGAAATTGTTTACGTAAAGAAGTTTGGCAAAGTTTATATTGAAGGCAAATGCAAAGGCGACACGATATACTATGAAAAGAAAGTATTGATTGAAGTGCCAGTTGATTGTCCAAAACAATCTTGGTTTGACCAAATGATACTTGAAGCAAAATGGTGGATACTTATAATTATAGCAATACTTATTTTAGTAATATTTAAACGAAATGGATAAAATAATATTAACTGTTGAAAACAGCTATTGTAAGCACACAATTGAGTTAAGTGAGGATTCAGATATTGAGCAAATGTTCACAGCATTTAGGGCAATATTAGTAGGGTTAACTTATCCTGAAGTGGTGATTGATAACCACATTGCACAATTAGCAGAAGAGATTATACCTAATGAGGTATGATATAGCATACATTAACTCAAATTATACCCGATAACGTATGATATAACATACAATAAGTTCATAAACGTATAAAATAACGAACATATGAAAGACTACAAAATAGCATACGAATTCAATGGTCGTAAAATGTACACCATAGTACGTGCAAGGAATGTTGAAGATGCTAAAAAGCAAATTAATGATAGACTTAATTTTATAGAGGTGAAAGATATAACCCCACCTGATGAAACTTTAGATTATATCAAGAATTTATTTGGAATGTAATAATGGCTAAAATTAGACCAAGACTAACACCAGAAGAATACGATTCTATCAAGAAAATTAGAATTGAAAATAATCAAAAAAGAGTGTTAGTCATTGGTGACCTGCACGAGCCTTTTTGTTTAGATGGTTATTTTGAGTTCTGCAAAGATATTTACACTAAATATAAGTGTACGGATGTACTTTATATTGGCGATATAGTAGATAATCATTTTGCCTCATTTCACGAAACAAGTCCTGAAAGTTTAGGTGCAAAAGATGAATTGCAATATGCTATTGATAAGTTAAAGAAGTGGCACGACACCTTTCCTAATGCAACGGTTATAATTGGTAACCACGACCGCTTAATAATGCGAAAGGCTCAAACTGGTGGCATAAGTCAAAAATGGATTAAAGACTACAAAGATGTACTTGAAGTGCCAACTTGGAATTTTGTAGATAGGCACGTAATTGATAATGTTCAATATTTGCACGGAGAGGGTGGCACAGCAAAGGTTAAATGTAAAAGTGATATGATGAGTACAGTGCAGGGACATTTGCATACACAAGCCTATAATGAATGGTTTGTAGGTGCTAACTTCAAAATCTTTGGAATGCAAGTTGGGTGTGGAATCAATCATAAACATATTGCTTTTAGTTATGCAAAGTATGGAAAGAAACCTGCGATTGGTTGTGGAGTGGTAATAAACGGAACAACAGCTATAAACGAACTAATGGAGTTATGATAAGTAGCTTTCAAATATTAGGGCAAACAATTGAAGTGATCATAGACAATGAATACTGCCACAAAAATAAATGCTATGGGCAATTTATACCATTTGAAAACAAAATAATAATAGCTAATAAATTTAAGAGTAAAAAAGTTTGGGTTGATTACAAGCAGGAAATAATTGATAGCACTTTCTTTCACGAGTTGATGCATTGCTTGTTGTTCTATGCTGATTCTGAAAGTTGGTTAGATGAGAAATTAGTTGATAAACTTGGAAACTTCTTGCACCAGTACGAAATAAGTAAGTCACAAATTTAGTATATATTTGGGACGAGTAAATGTAAAAAAATCACAATTTAAGTACCGTATTTGTGCTATTTTCACACAAAAGTGACATCTAAAAGTAAAAATATAAGGTTTGAACTGACATATAAAATATAAAACATAACTCGCCAAATCTATATAAAATTAGCTACATTTGGCGAGGTATAATGATAATAAAATTGTATATTTGTAAAACAAAAATAAGTATTAGGCAATGTGAGAGTTGATTAATACTTACTAAAATTTAGTAATAACTAAAATAAGCTCCTTTCATCTCTCACTGATTGGGGCTTTTTTATTGCATTATGCCTTATAAAAATAAAGAAAAAATAATAGAATATCAAAAAGAATTTCAAAAAAAGTATCGTTTAGAAAATAAAGAAAATGCAACAATATATAGAAAAAACAATAAACTTAAATTGAAAGAAAATCGTTTAGAAAAAAAAGAAAATAAAAAAGAATACGACATAAATTATCGTAAAAAAAATTTAGAAAAAAGAATGGAGTATCAAAAAAATAGAAGAAAAACAGACCCATTATTTAAATTAAGATGCAACATATCAAGTTTAATTTGTATATCAATAAAAAATAAAGGATACACAAAGAAATCAAAAACATTTGAAATACTTGGTTGTAGCTATAAAGAATTTAAACAGCATCTTCAAAGACAATTTACAAAAGGTATGACTTGGGATAATCAAGGAGAGTGGCATTTAGACCACATATATCCTGTATCACTTGCAAAGGATGAGCAAGAATTAATAAAATTAAACCGCTATACTAACTTCCAACCAATGTGGGCAGTTGAAAACATAAGTAAAGGAAACAAGATAATACCAAATACACAAATAAAATTAATATAATAACAGAACTCAAATAAACAATTATTTGAGTTTTTTTTATCCTATTTAAAAAATAAATACGCTAATTATCAAACACTTATAAAATTAATAAAAAAATTATTAGTTTTTGTAATAATAAATTTTGTACATTTGAAGGGTCAAAAAGATATAAAAATAAAAATTATGAAAGCAATAATCAATAGACTACAAAACTTCGGAACATTAAACGGAGTAATCACTAAAAATGATGAAATCAGAAAAGTGGTAAATCAAAACTTAAAACAAGGAACTGCAAAGTTACTTATTGAAACAGAAGAAACTTTAATGTATGAGTTAGGCGAACAAAAGCCTAACTCTATTATGCATCCAATTTTTTCAGAAATTTTAAAACCTTACGGAATAAAATAAAAAAACAAGAACAATGGAAAAAATCACATCACTAACATTTTACAACTCAATTACAAATGAGTTTTTAGTAGAACTAACACTTTACAAAAAAGACATAGGCTACTGCGTATTAACTGATTCAGGTAACAACATAGGTGGCAAGAATATGCTTGATAATAGCTTTGCTGTAACCTATTTTAATGATGCAATCAAAGAAGTAAAACAATATTTACAATCACAAGGAATAATTTTTAACACAAAATAATAATGAAAAATCAAATTTTAGAATTAATATTAGGAATAATTTTAGTAGTAGCAACATTTGCTACACTGTATGTTTTACTTTTAATCACACACGAATAACAATGAAAACAATGAAAAAACAAGAATTTACAGTTTGGATTCCAACTACTTTTGGAACTGGGTGCTATAAAATTAAAGCACATTCATTTAAAGATGCCTTTTTAAGATTAGGCAAAAAAGATAAAATGAAAGATGGATGGATAGATGATGAGGATGGAATGAGCCATACATTTAGTTCAATTTTAGGAATAGAAGAAACAATTTAACAAATAAAAACAATGAAAATCACAATCACAAAAACAGTAGAAGAAACGCACGAATTAGAATTACCTGCGTATCGTAAGAACAGTTGCCATTACTTTAAAATAGTAAGCGAAACAGAAGCAGTTTTAGTATGTACTTATTTAAATGGCGAATCAATCGCAACGAGTACAACCAGTAGTGCTTTAAGTTTAGCACCATTAGAATCAAGTGCTGAAGAGTTTGATGCCAAGTTCAATCAAGTATTAACTTTAATCAGCG